TGCCTAAACCAAAGACAATCAAATCTCGGCAAAGAAAGACAAAGGCCGTGCAAGTCTCGGCTAATCCAGTCAAAGGCCGCCCGATTCTAAATAATCGGCAGGCAGTCGAAGACGTGATCCAATGGCTCTACGCGAAGGATGCACTCGGGAAGTGTGACTCGGCGACCGTCGCTATGGCCCGGACACTTGCCGAGCAACTCGACACGACCGACTCAAAGAATGCTCGACTCTGGGCCGAGTATCGTGAGACGATCAGCGTCCTAGTCAAAGCAGGAGAGGAGCGCCGAAATGAGTTTGACGACATTCTCTCAAACCTCGAAGCCTCGCTACGCCACCCGCCGACGAAGTGAACGCGAGTCCTACGGCGAGAAGATAGAACTCGTCGCCCGGGGCCTCGGGCTACCGCTCATGGCATGGCAGGCCGAAGTCGTGAACGTCTTCGGGGAACGGCTCAACGGGCGGCCCGCCTACCGGGAACTTGTGCTCACCGTCCCTCGGCAGTCTGGAAAGACGACCCTCATCCTTGCGATCATGATCCACCGGGCACTCTTCTACGGCTCACCGCAGCGCATCGCCTACACCGCCCAGACAGGCCACGACGCCCGGCAGAAACTCCTAGACGACTTCGTTCCGATCCTTGACCGTTCACCGTTCGCGTCTCTCGTGTCTCGCGTCTACCGGGCGAACGGCGACGAGGCCATCATCTTCGGCAACGGCTCCCGCATCGAAGTCCTACGAAACAGCATCTCCGCCGGACACGGTCGGACGCTTGACCTAGCGATCATCGATGAGGCGTTCGCCGACGAAGACGACGTCCGAGAGCAGGCGCTACTCCCGACGATGGCGACAAAGAAAGACGCTCAGATAGTCATCGTCTCAACCGCCGGCACCGAACGCTCCCTCTACCTGAAACGGAAAGTCGATCAAGGTCGGGCCGCATCCGAAGCCGACCTCGGCGAAGGAATGGCCTTCTACGAATGGAGTGCATCTCCCGACGACGACGCATTCGACCGCGAAGTCTGGCGGACAGTCATGCCCGCCCTCGGCCTCACCGTAGAAGAGTCAGCGGTCGAGCACGCCATGAGCACGATGACCCTGAATGAGTTCCGCCGTTCATACCTCAACGTATGGAGCACCGTCTCCGAGCAGATGATTCCCGCGAAAATCTGGGCTCAGTCATGCTCGGCGAAAGTCGCCCCGGCGGGAGCGCTCACGTTCGCCGTCGACGTAGCCCTCGACCGCAGTAGCGGCTCGATAGCAGTCTGCGATCAGCAAGGCAACATCGAACTCATCGAGAACCGTGACGGCGTCTCATGGATTCAGCAACGCGTCACCGAACTATTCCGCCGATGGAAGGGAACCGTCATCGTCGACGGGTACGGCCCGGCGTCATCCTTCGTAGACCCGCTGAAACAGATAGGCGTCCCGATCGTCACCTACAAGACCGGAGACGTCGTCGCCGCCTGCGCCCTCTTCTACGATGCGGTGCTCGACAAAGCGATCAAAGTGAAGAGCGACGACCGACTCGACAAAGCGGTCGCCGCAGCCACCCGCCGGGCAGTCGGTCAGCAATGGCTATTCCAACGCAACACACCCGACGCCGACATCTCAGCCCTCTACGCCGTGACCCTCGCATGGCATTACGCCACGACGAAGAGCAAGGGAGCAGCGAAACCTCGCGCCGCTATCTACTAGACTCACCGTTCAGATGGCGCTCAAAGACTTATTCCGTCGCGAGAAACGCGCACAGAGTTTTGGCTTCTCATACCCGAACGTATTCGTCGATGAAGCCGGGCGGATGGGCAGACTCTTCCCCGACATCAACGCGGGCGTCATCGTTGACGAAACGTCGACGCTCAGCGTTCCCGGTATCTGGCGCGGAGTTACACTTATCGCCGACGCGATCGGCGGCCTTCCGTTTCATGCGTATCGCGGCGAAGAGTACGTCGACCCGCAGCCGAACCTACTGAGCAAGCCCGACCCCGCCTGCACTCGCATTGAGACGATCTCAGCGATGGTCGCGTCTCTCATCATTCACGGCAACTACATCGCCATCCTCGGCGAGCCCGGCGTCAACGGCTACCCCGACTCCATCTTCCCGGTCGCCACAGTCCGAGTGCAAGTCCGCCGCGAAGAAGGCCGTCTCGTCTACCGCATCGATAACCGTGACTATCCAGCCGACGAAATCCTGCACATCAAAGGCTTCACGATGCCGGGCGAAATGGTCGGCTACGGAATCCTCGCAGCGCAACGTCAAGCGATCGGCGGCGCCGTCGCAGTCAACACCTACGCCCAAAGATACTTTGACGGCGGAGCTCAACCGACCGGCATCATCTACTCGGCGAACCCCGACCTCACGCAAGAAGAAGCGAACCTACTGAAGGAACAATGGGTGCGAACCTACGGAGGCACGAAGCGCACCCCGGCAGTCCTCAACGAGTCGACAAAGTTTCAGCAACTCTCGGACAATGCGAAAGACGCACAACTATTGGAGACTCGTGCGTTCTCATTGACGGAGATCGCGAACATGATCGGACTCCCCGCCTACTACCTCGGCGCACCGAACTCGTCCCGCACATACTCCAACGTGTCGGAAGAGAACCTTCAGTTAGTGCGATGGAGTCTCATGCCATACATCCAACGCATCGAGCAAGCGTTCACGGAGTACCTACCGCGAGGCCAGTTCGCAAAGATGAACGTCGACGCACTACTCCGCCCGGACACAAAGACCCGCTACGAAACGCACAAGATCGCACTCGACTCCGGCTTCCTCACCGTTGACGAGGTGCGCGAGTTCGAGAACCGTGAACCCATCTCCGCCACAGAAACCACCGAGAACTATCCCGCCGAAGTAGCCTCAACCCCAGAACAAGAAGGGCTAGAAACCGATGACGATGGAGCGTAGAAACTACGACGCGGCGCTCGAAGTACGCGCCGAAGGAGACGGACGCACCGTCGTCGGCATGGCAGTCCCTTACGATGTCGAGCAACGCATCTCGCCGACGATGGTCGAAGTGTTCCGCAAGGGCGTATTCCGTGACGTCACCCGGGCGGCGAACCGCGTAAAACTTTTATTCCAACATAAGAGCGACAGTCCGATCGGACGGGCCACGATGCTCGAAGAGCGAGACGGCGGACTCTATGGAGAGTTCAGAATCTCCAAGACCGAAGCCGGAGACGAAGCCCTCGAACTCATCCGCGACGGAGTGTTGACGAATCTGTCGGTCGGCTTCCAACCGCTCAAAGATGAGAAACGAAACGGCGTCACGAACAGGCTGAAGGCACACTTAGCAGAAGTCTCCCTCGTCACGTTCGGCGCATACGGCGACGCCGCGAACATTGTCGCAGTCCGTAACGAACTTGAGAAACCTAACCTTGCGTCGATTCAGGAGATCGTCTCCAAAGTCCGGCGCTAATGCCCTACTCAATAGAAACCGATAACCCCGGCTGCACTCGCGGCTACGCAGTAGTCAAAGACTCCGACCGTGAAGTCATGGGATGCCATGCAACGCGCCGCGATGCCCGAGCCCAGATCGTCGCCCTCACACTTGCCGAGATGGAGTACGAACGCGCACTCCCCAGCAACTACCGCCCGGCACTCTCATCCGACGTACCCGAAGGCCGAGCCTGCGGGAACTGCATCCACTACGACGAGAGCAACGTCAAAGAAGACGGCGACGACCTACTTGCCTACTGCCGCCTATGGGATGCCTACGTGAACGGCGGCTACTACTGCAACCGATGGGCCGGGCAAGAGGAACGCGCACCGTCGGAACCCGCACCGAAAGAAGACCAGATCGAAGGCTCGAAGGTCAACGAACCGGGCTCGGCGGCAGGATCGGGAGCCGACATCGAACTCAATGCCGCCACAGAAACCGCACTACAAAACAAAAGCGACACACACAATGAAACGATGAACGCCGACGACCGCCCAGTCTGGACGCGAGTCACCGTCGGGAAACTCCGCTCCGTCTACCGTCGAGGTTCCGGCGCATACTCGACGAGCCACCGCCCAGGCATCTCTCGGCAAGCATGGAGCATGGCCCGAGTGAACGCGTTCCTCTACCTCTCACGCACCGGACGACCACAGAATCCGCGCTACATCGGAGACAATGACCTACTCCATCCCGATCATCCTCGCGCACCGAGACCCGAACAGCGTCAAGAGTCCTACGCCCCGAACGATGCGATGGTGAGAGAGGCGCGACTCGGCCTCGGATGGCGTCAAACATTCGGGCGAGGCGGAACCGAAGTCGGAGTCGCCCGAGCCCGCGACATCGTCAACCGCCGAAACCTCTCGATCACATCCATCGCCCGGATGATTAGTTTCTTCGCCCGTCACGAAGTCGACAAAGAAGCGCAAGGATTCCGCCCGGGCGAAGACGGCTATCCGTCCGCCGGGCGTATCGCATGGGCGCTATGGGGCGGCGACGCCGGGCGCGCATGGGCGACCCGAATCATGCGCGACTATCAGTCATTGACGGAACGCTCAACCTCCCTGTAGTATCATTCTCACGACCGCACCCTCGGCCCATCGAAGAGCGCACCTCCCGCAAGGGACACCCGCCACGAAGAGCAAGAGCACCCGGAGAGCACACCCCAACTACTCCACAAAAGGATCACCGAACTCATGAACTCATTCCTCTCAGGACTCCACGAAAAGCGCAGCCAAAAGGCTGACCTCATCGATGCAACTCTGAACCGTGCCGCCGAAGAAAACCGCGACATCTCAGAAGTCGAAACCGCCAACGTCGCAGCACTCGCCAAAGAGATCGAGAAACTCGACGAGCGCATCGCGCAAGTGACCGACATCGAAGTCCGCAAGGATGCCGCCGCAGCGTTAGCCGCAAAGGTTGACGGCTCGAAGGTAGAAACCCGTCAAACATCACCCGCCCGCGTAACCCGCGAAGAGCGCACCTATCACCCGGAGAGCCAGAACTCGTTCCTCAAAGACGCGTTCGCCGCTCAAGTGCTCGGCGACTTCGATGCCCGTGAGCGCATCTCGCGCCACCTACAAGAAGAGAAGATCGAGAAGCGTGACGTCGGCACCGGTGCATTCGCCGGCCTAGTCGTGCCTCAGTTCCTCACCGACCTTGCAGCACCGTTCGCTCGTGCGGGCCGTCCGTTCATGGATGTCTCACGCAAGCACGCCCTACCGAACGCGGGCCTCGTGCTCTCGATCTCAAAGGTCACGACCGGCTCAGCCGTTGCAGTTCAGACCGAAGGCTCCGCCGTGCAAGAGACAAACATTGACGACACGAAACTCGACGTCAACGTCGTGACCGTCGCCGGTCAACAGAATGTCTCGCGTCAAGCATTGGAGCGCGGCACCGGTATCGACTCCCTCGTCATGGCTGACCTCGTGAGTGCGTACCATACGCAACTCGACGCGCTCAACGTGACGACATCGGCGACATCGTTGACGAACACCATCACGCAAGTCGTGACCTACACGGATGCATCGCCAACAGTCGGCGAACTGTATCCGAAGATCATGGATTGCATCCAGAGGATTCAGACGAACTACTTCGGTGGCCCGAACTTTATCCTCATGCACCCTCGCCGACTGGCGTTCATCCTTGCTGCGGTTGACGACGCGAAGCGTCCTCTCGCCGTGCCACAGTCGAACGGCCCAACCAACGCATTCGCAGTTGGCAACGGCTCCGTCGTCTACGGCAACTCGGGCTACACGATCGCCGGACTCCCAGTCATCACCGACGCCAACGTCACCACGACGAACGGCACCGGGACGAACGAAGACGTCATCATCATCGGCAACACCCAAGAGTCGCATCTCTGGGAACAGGGCGCAGGCGCTCCGTTCATGCTGCGCTTCGAGGATGTCAAGTCCGCAGAACTCGAAGTCAAGATGGTCGTCTACGGGTACTCGGCTTACACAGCCAACCGCTACCCGAACGCATTCGCCCTCATCGGCGGAACCGGCCTCATCACTCCGACCTTCTAGGTTCGGCACCCTAAGTAGACTCGGATCATGAGCGGCATGATCCGAGTCTCTCAAGGGCTCCATCAAAGCGCGATTACGACAAAGGCGTCGTCGCGGCTCGGCATCTCGCAGGCTCCTCTCGCCTCCTTGAGTCGAGCAGCAGATGATCCGCTTCCGGGCCGCGACGATTATTCTCCAAAGAAAAAGAAACGGAAACGAGCGGACTAATGGCCATCTCGAACGGCTATACGACATTGGCGGCCTTTCAGGCGTACGCCAACATGAGCACGATCACCGCCGACGAAACGACGACCATCGAGCAGGCCATCGAAGCGGCATCCCGCACCATTGACCGAATCGCGAACCGTCGCTTCTTCATTGACGCCACCGCGACCGCCCGCCTCTACCGCACGACAGACTTCTACACCCTCTACGTCGACGACATCGGCTCCACCTCGGGACTAGCGGTCGCATTCGACTTGACCGGCAACGGAACCTACACCGACGTCCTCGTCAATAACGTCGACTACATCCTCGACCCGGTGACGGCACCACAAAAAGAGCGGCCCTTCACGCAGGTCACTCTCGTCGGATCGACTACGTTCCCGCTACCAATAAACCGACGCCCGCAGGTACAAGTCACCGCGAAGTACGGATGGTATCTCGGGACACCTCCCGACGACGTCGTCGAAGCGTGCCTCATCCTTTCAGCCGACTACGTCAAACGCGCCTCGTCCGTCGGTGGCGTTCTCGGCCTCTCCGAACTAGGTGCGATCCGCATGAGCCCGCTAGGGCGCGACATCTCCGCCATCGTCCGGGCGTACCGCCGAGAGGTAGTCGCGTGACCCCGTCCGCAGTTCGTGACGCACTCAAAGCGAAACTCAACATCACGGGCCTCCGCTCCTACGACACCATCCCGGAACACATAGTCCCGCCCGCCGCCGTAGTCGGCAACCTCTCGATCGACTGGGATCTCGTCATGAAACGCGGAGCAGATACCGCGAACCTCGACGTCACCGTCATCACCGGACGGATGAGCGACCGGGCCGCCCAAGACTTCCTCGACTCCATCCTCACCGCTACCGGGGCGAACTCCATCAAGACAAAAATCGAAGCCGATCAGACACTCAACGGAACCGTCACGAGCGTCCGATGCCTACGCGCTGCACCGCTATCCGTGACCGTGTCGGGCGTCGAGATGCTCGCCTACCGCTTCGAGGTAGTGTGCTACGGATGAACAAGTTCCGCGTCACCTCCCGCCGACTCGCAGGATTCTCCGAAGGCGACATCGTTTCGGGCGACGGCCTCGAACTATGCGGCATAGACCTTGACCGGGCAAGAATGAAGAATCTCATCGCAGACGTCGGCTACGATGAACCCAAGAAACCGCGAGGCGCCCGGAAGGATGCCTCCGACACAGAGAAAGACTAAAACAACTCATGGCAACAGTTACATCCCTCGGAGCCTGCAACGTCTTTACCGTTGACTCAGTAGACCTCGCCGACCAACTCTCTTCGATCACGATGACGAAGACTGTCGACGCGTTAGAAAGCACCTCGCTCAAAGATTCCTCCCGGACATTCGTCTCAGGCTTGCAGTCATCCGAGACGACCTTTACCGTCATGGGCTCATTCGCTACCGGCGAAGCGATACAAGCGATCTTCGGCGACGTCGGCTCATCCGTGACCATCGTCTTCGAGCCGCTCGCCGCAGCACCCGGAGCCAGTTCGCCCCGGTACACCCATTCCGGGGCGTTCCTCGCGTCATTGCCGATCGTTGTGAACGTAGGCGAGTTAGTGCAAGTCACCGCTACTTATACAGGCGGCGCGATAGTGCAGGCCATCGCGTAATGCTTGATCTCTCCGTAACCGTCAAGCGGAAGGACGGAACGCAAGAAACATTCCCGGTGTACGCAGACTCACAAATCGCATTTGAGCGATGGGCGAAAGTCTCCATCTCGCAAGCATTCGATCCGAACACTAAACCGAAGATGGAAGCCCTCTACTATCTCGCATGGCTCGCCGAAAAAAACTCGGGCAAAGTGACGAAAGTATTCGACGAATGGGTCAAAGAAGTCGCCGGCGTCGGGCATGAGGACGGCCCGGGAAACTAATCGCGGGCGGCGGAGTCGCCCGAGAAATAGCAGACCTCGCGCTTCATACGCGCATTGATCCGCTCGCACTCATGAGAACACCGCCCGAGGTCATCTGGGCGCTCTACGATGGAGTGCGCCGCATGAACGAACAAAGAAAGAGGGCTCGCTAATGGCTACGACCGGGACGTTCGGCTACCGCGTCGAAGGCTCGCAGGGCGGCGTCAAAGTAGAAGGCCTCGCATCGGTGCGCCGTCAACTCAAAAACCTCTCCGACGACGTCGACTACCGCGCTCAAGAGTTCCTCCCGGTCAATAAGGCGATTGCGTCAGCAATAGCGGGAGACGCGAAGAAGTTCGTCCCCGTGCTATCCGGTGCACTCGCCGCATCCATTCGCGAAGCCGCATCCAAAACATCGGCCCGAGTCAAAGCCGGTGGCGGTAAAGAAGTCGCCTATGCCGGGCCGATTCACTTCGGTTGGCCCGCTCGAAGAATCAAGCCTCAACCCTTCTTCTATGACGCTATCGACGGACGCCGCAACGAAATAAAAGACCGCTACGAAAAACTCGTTGACGACCTCATCAAAAAATACGACCTAGACGATAAACGAGTCGGCTAATGGCACTCATCTCCGTCACGATCTCCGGCAACGCCGCCCCGCTCAAGAAGTCACTCGACGACGCCGAAAGCAAGTTCGGGAAGTTCGGCGGAGCGTTCACGAAACTCGGAGTCGCCGCCGCCGCCGGAGTCGGTGCGCTCGCCGCAGGAATCGGCCTCGCAGCGAAAGCCGCAGCCGAAGACCAAAAGTCATTCGAGTTGATGGAGGTCGCGATCCGTAACGTCACCGGGGCAACAGAGGAACACATCGCCGAGGTAGACAAACAACTCGGCAAGATGAGCCTCGCCACCGGCATCGCGGACGACAAACTCCGCCCGGCGTTCGCGGCACTCACCCGAGGAACCCGCGACATAGAACGCGCGACGAAAGACTTCGGCATCGTCCTCGACGTATCCACAGCCCTCGGGATGGATCAAACAGTCGTCGCCGAAGCACTCGCCAAAGGGTACGAGGGCAACATGAAAGCCCTCGCCCAACTATCACCCGAACTCAAAACAATGATCAAAGACGGTGCGGACA